TTTTATACCACCAAGCTAACCACTTATCAATTTCTTCCCTAGAATAGTTATCAGGGAAAGTAACTGTTAAATCGTCTCTTAATCGAATTTTTTCCATTATGTATATTATAATTGAAATAAACTTGTAAGTCAAGTTTTATTTTGAGGTAGGGTTAATTTTATCTAAACCACCCAACGAGAGAATGCCTGACCCCTCTCACAATAGGACTAATCCTATGTCTATGAGAGGAATCAAACATTGTAATTGATCCTTTTTCGTATGCTTCAGCGTTCAGAGTGTACTCTTTGAACTCAAGATCACCTCCTTCATACTCTGTTTTGTCGGAAAGCTGAAGAGTAAGGCTAAGCCTTCTTGGTCCTTCAGGGGGAGAGTCTAAGTGCCAGTCATAAAAGTCGCCTTCTTCATAAGTAGCCAACTGTAGTGGTTCTAGCACTAAGTCTTCATATCCCCAATACTGTAAACCGATGGTTGAGCCCGCAACTTGTATGAATATGGTAAGATCGTGCCAGTATTCATTATCACGCAACCATCGGACTTTAGATTGACGGAAAGCTTTATCTGATAAAGCATTTCCTATATATCCTTCCATTGGTATAACAATATCAAGGGCTTTTAGTGTAACATCACATAAGTCATCTGGTACGCTTTTATGTGTTGAATAGATCACTAGTCTTTTGCCTTATTTACTGTTAATTTTATCCTTTGCGGTTCCTGCATATAAGCCGAACCATGCTGCACCTGCGCCTACGACTATTGAAATTAGTCCTGATTGCTCAAAGGTTGGGTCTTGTAAATCCATAAACCACATTGTGCAGTAATAAAGTAAGAAAATATAAACACTTAAGAATGCTCTAGGGAATATTCTCCATGCGTCTATCATGTTAGATAACCATATCCATCTTTGCCATGGGTTATCTGGCTCTCTTTCGTTCTCCATCTCCATTATTTTTGCTTTTAATTCGCCAATTTCTGAAACCATTGCCATAAATTTATTAAGATCAATCTCGACCTCATTACGACTCATGTCTCCTTGAAATTGTTCACTCGGTTGTGCCATTTAGTTACTCCGCTTTATAACAGGTCCATGCTCCATAAGCTAGTCCTGCCCAGGCTAGTAATTTAGCCAATCCGCCTGTCAATATAATCATTAAACAAACTACACAAATTACTGCTCCGTCCCAAGATGTTCTCTCAGATACTCTCGCTTTTGCCCAGTTTACCCATGCTTTTACTTGCTCCATTTCTTTTCCTTTTTAGTTCCAAAAGTCAATAGCTTTTGTAACTCCGTGATTTCCTCTTCTAATCTGAAAATCTCACTTGCGCCTCTTGTGATCGCAAGTTGTTCATTAAGCCGTTTTATAGCTAATTTAATGTTCTTCCGTGTTGGTGTCATTATCCATATCCTTTAGCCACTTATAGATCGGACTCTCCCTGTCTACAGGGGTGATGTCTGTACTATATAGTTTAACAACTTTATATTTCCAATCGCCTTCGCTTAACGCTGAAGGTAACCAGTCCTTAACTGATTTCTTACTTACATCAGCTTTAATAAATATTTCTATTTTGTAATCTTGTGTTACCATTTCTTTTTCTACCTTGAGTTCTAGCCTCATTTTTTGATTGTATACACTCTAGGTACTTTAATACCAGATTGTTTATTTATTTTCTTTTTCTTCATCTTGTAATTGATCGGTTTCACTGTCTACTTTATCTGCGGCAGCTTGAACTGTACCTGCTGCTGTATCTGCAACAAATGCTGTTGTATCTGCAACATCTTCTGCAACAGCTCCAACAACTCTAGAAACAGTTCCTACAGTCATATCTAGTACTCCTGTAGCGACAGATTTAGTACTGTCTATAACTGCTCCTACTGATGCGCAACTTGCTATAAGTAGAGCTAAGATACCTATTGTTAGGTTCTTCATTTTTTTCTCCATATCAGTAATAATCTATCTACTGATTCGTGTCGCAATAAACTATCTGCGACTAATACTAGTTTTATTTATTAATGCGCTTTTAGTAATAAGTCTCTTTCATTATGATAGTAAATATCATAAGCGATTTCTAGACTGTGTACTATTAATACTAACGTTAATAAAAAGGCACATACCTTAAGCCAATGTATCATGTGTTTCATTTACTCTGTCGTTTTGTCTGTTTTATCTCTAGGGAATAAACCAATTGATGGTCTTTTACTCCCCTCCTCTTCTTTCTTTTTTACTTCAGAAGGTGGCATAGTGACTTTACGATAATAAACTACCACTTCTTTAAGTTCGGTTATGTATCGTTTAAGTTCTTGCATATTATATGCCATTACTTCATAGTCTGGTACTGTCATTGCTAAAAATACCAATTCTTTTTCTTGTTCAATTATTCTTGCTTGAAACTCCTCAAAGTTAGTAGGAGTAACTACGAACCATGAAGGGTCCTTCAAGTCTATTTCTCGGGGCATAACTGGTTGAATAATGGTTCGCTCTATAGGCTTAGCCATTATCTCTATTTGCTTAGTTTTACCTCCCAGTAGACTGCAACTGGAGACCATCATCGAGATTGTCAACAGTATCACTAAGCTTTTCAATGTCTTCGAATATGTGTTTTGTTCCATTATTTATCTTCCTTTCCATTTCACTTGGATTTTCTAAAATTTTTGCTGTGAGTTTATACTCGGATATGAACTGAGAATATCTATTTAATTCTCTTTGTGCCGCTTGGCTCTTTAAAGATAGCTCATTCAGTTGAGTACTTTGAAGTTCGAAATCTCCCTTCATAGTTTCCATCGCTTCTTTTTGAGTTGCTATTGCGCCTTCTAACGCTAGATTATTTGCTTTTAATATCGTATTTTCACTATATAAGTAATAACTAAATATACCTAGTATTAGTAATATTCCTATTAGTATTTGATTCATACTTCTTCTATCCTATAATTAAGCCCTTCGGCTCCTGTGACTTCTACTATGTCACCTTCATGAGTTTTGAACTTTAAATACTTGGGTTTCTTAGAGTAAAATTTCTTTACTACATATGTTTTATCATCAGCATCTCCCCAAGTCTGATTATAACTAACCGTTAATTCATATCGTGGGAAAAACTTAGATACAAGCCACAGCCAAAAAGCTTTGCATTTAGCTGTGAACTTTTTTATCATGTTCATCATGACTTAAACTCATCAGCTACTTTCTTTGCCCAGACTGTGTCCTCTCTCCAATCATGATATGGATTATTCTTTTCCTCTTTTTTCTTATCTTTATGAATTTGAGTAGCTTTAGCTTTTTGTCCTTTCCTTACGAGCTTATTAAAAATTTTATCGTAATTTTTTCCAAATCTAAAACGATTATATGGTCTTATGTTGCTGCCTTTGCCCATAACTTTGCCTCTGCTTCTCTTCTTCTTGTTAATCCTGCAAGAACTTTTCCTGCAGCTTTGTTCCATCTTAACATTTCTGATGGAACCGAATTCTTATCACCTGAATTTAATTTCTTCAAAAGTGTACTACTTTGTAGATTTCCTACTCCTAGATTATAGGTCCATGAGGTTAATGCATCAAACTGACTTTGTTCAAGAGATACTTTAACTGTACTTGATACTTGATGTCCAAACTCTTCTAGTTCTTCTAACAAGTCTCTTTCCGCTTGTTTCTCATTTACTACGTCTCCTTCCCTGACATTCCTTGTTCTTCCATAACCAATAGTCCATACACTTGCTGGACATAAATATGCTTTAGCTTCAAATCCTTCAAAGAACTTGACTAAATCTATACAATCTTGACTTACTTTCATTCAAAATCCTACTGAAACTCCACAACCACACGCACTTTCTTCGTTTGGATTGTGTATTTCAAACCCTGTTTGTACTACAGTATCTATCCAATCTATGATACTGCCTTGTAAAAAACCCATACTTAAATCATCAATAACCATTCTGTTATCAATCACATAATCATTATCTTGTGGTACTTTTTCTAAGTCCCAATTATATTGGTAGCCATTACAACCACCACCAGATAATGAGAGGCGAAGGAAGTCTCCCCTAAGCCTCTCTGTGATTTTATCCTTTGCTTTTTCAGTTATTGTTATCATTCTAACTTTAAGACCTAAGTTATCTATCCCGTATCCTTCTTGTAGTTAAGATGCCAAACTCATACTTACAAATATAAGTACTACTGCTGCCATATAGGGAATAATCCCTATAACTACTTTAGAACACGATCTAAACACTTCCAAAGGATCCTCACTATTTCTTGAGTGAAAATCCTCTAACACGTTATTCTCCTGTGTCTTAAGGTATAAATACCTTATTCTATTTCTATTTTTCTTGGTCTTCTTTCCTCAGGTATCTCAACATGAAGATCTACTGTTAGAATCCCATCAACAAAAGTTGCTTTATCTATTCTTACATCTTCCGATATAGTAAAGGCTCTTTTAAATGCTTTTCTAGTAATCCCCCTGTGTAAATATGACTCATCTGCCACATCTTTCAGACTCTTTTCTCCATGAATCGAGAGAACATTTTCTATTCGTTCTACGACTATATTCTCTTTCTTATAACCCGCAAGTGCAACTTCTATAGTATAGCTGTTGCCTCCGTCTTTTGTTATATTGAATCTTGGATACGAAGTATCTTCGTATGTAGGCATTGAAGCGAACCTTTCGAAAAAACGATCTGCTCCAATCCATGACCTCTGTAGGTCGTGTATTGTTGG